ATGTCTGTAGGTTCCCACAAACTCAAACGGATATCAATTACGTGGGCAGACATCTCTCCACCAATTTGGTGAATGATATCAGACTTACCAATTCCTGGAGGACCCCACAGGAAGATTGGACGCTTCTTTTTGAACGCTTTGCGGATTGCGTTCTTAGCACCATTTGGGCTAACTTGACGGTTGATGATTTCTACTTTTGCCATTAAATGCTCCTGTTAAGGGTGTGTTAAAACTGTTTCGCAGTACCACTATTATATGGCAAAACGGCACTAATGTCAACTACTTTTAGGAGATTTGGGCAGACTTTTTTCGAGTCATGGCTTTGTTTAAGCCGTATTGGCGAACATCACCTGAAAATAAGTGTAGTTCAAATGCTTTTCGCTCTGCCAAAACCGTAATGGTTTCAGGAGTAAGGAAGTATGGACAGTCAATGAACTTGTCCAAAAAAAGAATAACTTGAGGTTTTAAATCCAAACTGGCAGGAAACGGTATTTCGTAAACTCTAAGATCCAAGTTTGTCTTTAGAAAATCAAAACCGTCTTCTGTTAATCGTAAGCCGCCCTCTTCTTTTTTACGATTATTCATAAACCATTTTCTAGAATACGTTAAGATATTTTCTTCAGTCACGGCCAAATTGCCTGCCTTCAAAAAAATCTTAGTATAGGTTTCCTGATTCATTAAATTTCTTCGCCGTGCGTTAACTTAACAACTTTGAAATCTGTTGAATCAAACAATGAGTTTAGTTTTTTAGCCAAATTAAGTGCATGTCCAGGATTTGAAAAACTAACTTTTTTATATTTGCTTCCAGAATAGCCGCTTAGACTATCTTGACTTTTCAAATTAAAAGGCTGTCCTTTATAAAAGACAGCCCAAATGGCCTCGGCCTCGAGGATTTGATTACTTTTAAAAGTATTCTTGTTGATGTTTTCTAAAATTATTTTGGGTCTAGGTCTGCTCATATTATGCGTATCCAAATTATGTACGCATATATTTATTACTTTTCGTCCCAATTTCCCCCGTCCATTTTTACTTGAACTTCTGGCTCTACACGTTGCACAGACTGTATTAGACCTTCGTAATTTCCTGCTAACCTTGTCATAACTAGGGACAATGTATGACTAAGTGTTTTTGCAGTGGCTATGTCTAACCGTATTTCCCTTTGATTACCAAGTTCTGCTCCTCGAACTTGATTAATAAAGGTTTGCAATGCTATCGTGTTTATATTATCTTTTTGCATTAGAAAGCCTTTGTTTCATCTCAATGTCTGTTTTAAAAGGCCCTTCATAGGGATATCTCTCAATGGTGATTAATTTAGGACAAAAACTCTTGACCCACCCTTTTTCAAATTTGATAATGTAATAGCCAGCACAATATACGCTTTTACTTTTTTCACTCTTTGTAAACAATGGTAAATTTTTTCGCACATCGAACATTGGATTGTGCGGAGTTGAACTTGTAGAGTATCCATGTACTTCTGTGTCGATTTCTTTTTCAGATGAGAACCCTCTCGAAATAAAAAAGTCTTTGCCAAATGTCTCGAACAATTTCTTTTTATTATCAAAAGTTGCAACTTTGTCTTTGCTACTGAACACATATTTCTTTTGTTCGGTGACTTTCAAAATACCAACTTTATTTCCTTGATCTTCTACGATCCAAAACTTTCCGTCTATCACGGGTTTAGCATGTAATTCAGTCATTGATGATACCTCGCATTAAGTGGTTCTGCATATTGCTGTGCTTGATCTGAAATCTTTTTCAAATCATATAATTGACAAAATTTTAAAAGTCTAATTCCGACTTGGCTGACATTCTTTTCTTTTTCAATATTGTCTTTGATAGTTGCAAAGATTTTTTCTTTAATATCAGCAGGCTGTTCAGACAAGTCTATGAGTCGGCGATTGCGTTCGTAGTCTTCTAGTACACGATGTTCGTCACCGTTATGATCGACCCAACGCTGAAGCATGAGATTGTTCCAAGCAAATCCGCGATTATCTTTGTCTTTAAATGCATCTTCTAATTTGTTTTTACGCACCTTAGGATAGGCACTAAACACATTATCGCTACTGTCGCCACGAATACATTTTTCAAAAAGCAGCCATTTAGGATCGGGAATAGCCTTAGGTTCTTTTGTTTTATTGTCTATGACCATTTTGCCTTTTTTATCAAAAACACCTTCGTAGGTAATATGATGTTCTTGTACACCGTTATACTGACTTACGTTGGGAGATATCAGTTGATAAAAATCGCTATCTGTCGAAATGATCACATGTTTGTCACTAGGATGACTTTGAATCCATCCTGCAATCAAATCATCTGCTTCTAATTCTTTATGTTGCAATACAGTGCAGTTGGTCTTTTCTTCGATGAAAGTTTTAAACATATCAAAACTTTCCCAGAACAGTTGATCTTCTTCTTGTTCTTTTACAGTAAGTGCCGCACGGGCATCACTTCGATTACGCTTATATGGCTCGTAGTAATCCTTACGCCACGAACGACCTTCGAGACAGAACACCACATGGCTACCACCAAAGTCTTGCCATGCCTTTTTGATACTGTTTAAAGTAATATGAAAGGCCATGCCCAACTTAATGTCAGCATCGCCTTTAATGACGTGTCTAGCACGAAAGAATGTGTTAGCAGTATCAACTATAATATATGTCATGAAACTTCCGATTTACCTTCAGCAATTTTCTTAACGTTGATATAACCAGCGCCTCTCTCGGTCATATCAACACCTTCTTCTCCGGCAATGTCTCTGCACAATGTTCTGAACCAACGATCTACAATCTCTTCGTCCGGATCACCATCGAAACCGTAACCTTGTTGTTTCAATTGTAACACAAACTCATCGTTCCAGTCAAGTTCCAAAAAGCCGTTACGCAGATTTTCTTTATTAACATGTGTCTCCAAAACAGCAATATACGGTTCGCCTTTGGCAGTGGCACGTTGTTTAGGAGTTTGTTTAGCAGTTTCTTCTGCTTGTTTAGCACGTTCGGCGGCTTTAGTTGCTTTGGTTGCAGTTTCAGCAGCCTCTGCGGCAATAGCCAACGATCTTTCGGCTTGCGCTTCGATCTTATCTATTCCAAATAACTTTTTAATAATTTTCTTCATTAGGTCCCCCACTCATTTTTAAATAACGGTACTTGTAAACGGTCACTGTAACGCAGTCCGTTTTTCATTGCCAAGTCTGCCACTGTGCGGTTGTTTAGTGCATAGACACTTTCAACACCGCCCACTGGCATTAGATAAACATGTCCTTTGAATCCTGCTTTACGATAAGCGGCAATAGCACACTCAGCATCAGCAAAGTCTTGTTCAGTAGCAATAACAAATTTCAAATATGCTGTACCAAACTCTTCGTACTCACATACTACTTCTGGAAGGATTGCTTCCTCCCACTTCTCACCACTACATGGAAGTTTAGCACTTACGCTAAATGTAACTTCTCTAGAAAAATCCATGTTAGGCATTTGCCATTCTACTAGATATTCTTTAAACTCTTCTGTAAGTTTTTGAGTACCGTTTGTTTCAAAAGTAATTTCTCTAAGACGCCACATACTAGGATGATCTAGTAAGTCTGGATAAGCACGTTGCCAACCTAGCAAAGGTTCACCACCTGTAATAACTAGATGCTCATCTTCCCAACGCTTGTGAGGAAGTATCTCCATAATACGATTTACAATAGCGTTACTTTCTAACATTGGACTTAGATCTTTAAACTCTGGCATCCAACTAGCATAACTGTCACAGCCTGTACTAACTAGTGGAAGATCTTCATATTTCATAAATGACTCAATCATTGTATGTGTTGCCGCAATGTCTGTTGCTTCGTGACTTACTTCGCCACGTGGCATTCCAAATCCAGCACACTTAAAGTTACAGCCAAATGTGCGTAGAAACACAGACGGGACACCCATGTAGCGTCCTTCTCCTTGGATACTGTAAAACAGTTCCGCAATTTTAATTTTACTCATTGTTTAAATAATTCCAGGTTAATAATCTTTGCTACACGTTCTCCAACATCTTCTCCGTTGGGTATAACGTATGTCTGACTATCATGTCTGTCTTTACGATCATCGTAATGACGTACATTAAGAATCTTACCGCCTACTGCGGTGCTTAGTTCAAATGTAATGCGACCTTCGCCTTCTGCACGGCCACGTTCCACCATTGCTGTTCCCATACCAATTGCCATTTTATGTTTATCCTGTAACCATTTGTTTGATGAATCTTGTTCGTACTTGTCTCGATTATCCCACATATCTCGAGTCTTTTTGTAAAGCCATTTGTCAAACCAGTTCATACAGGGTCACCTTTTGTGTCTGTTTGATTTGTCATGTACTTTTCAAGCGCATCTTTGTATTGTTCTTCCGTCAAGCCATGCCATCCGATACACTTACCGTTTGGACTACGACCGCATCCACACTTACCAAATTCTTCTAGATTTTCTTTTACTCTAATTTGCATATTATTCCTTATCGTGGAGCGAAATCTTGTTGGAGTTTAATGTTGTCAAAAAACTCTTTCTTAGTACCCATGTCATCTTTGAACGCACCTTTGAGTACAGTAGTTTGTGTCAACGAACTATGTGCCATAATGCCACGATTTTCACAACATCCATGTACAGCCTGTACATAAACTCCTACATCTGTAGCATCAGTGGCCTTTTGAATTTCACGTGCGATGTCGTTGGCAAGTTCTTCTTGTAGTGTGCCACGTCTAGCACACCATTGTGCAATGCGTGTATACTTTGAAAGACCAATTAGTTTTTGTGCCGCAATAATGCCAATATAAGCAACCCCAGTAACGGGTTGGTGATGATGACTACACATACTGCGAAGTTCACTGCGAACCACGAGCATGCCTTCGTAACGGTCTGCCGAATCATTTGGAAACGCTGTAGCGTCTGGTGCTGGTTCATATCTTCCTGCCATTATTTCATTAAAATACATTTTAGCAAGGCGTCTTGCTGTGCCTTTACTATTGGGATCGTTCTCTCGATCAATCAACAAACGATCCAGCACTTGTTCAAATGCCGGCGTTGCTTCGTCAATTAGTTTTTCTATGTCGCCTTCATGCAAGTAATCGCTGATGTTATCACCTGCCCAGAAACGTTTTTGATCACGTTTCATTTTAAAGCGAATATGATCGCCTAGGTATGCTTCTTGATATCCGCCATCACCTGCCATTGCGTCAAGTCCTGTTTCTTTTTTAACATAAACCGGTTTACCTAACGGTTCATATTTGTCCTCAACAAACTCCTTATTATAGGGACCGTTCATTGTTGGATCTGGTTTAAATTCTTGTGTCAATTTGTTCTCCGAGTTAACGAGGTGGTTCTCGTGTTTGTATTATAATACATTCTTATTTAGGTTTTGTCAACAAAACACCAAAATTATTTGCCGTATGCTTGCCAATCTTCTACTTCACTGTCCCAGTGACGATTGTCGTAAAATTGTAAATTAACAGCATATCCAAAAATTCCTAGCCATAAGTCCATTCCGGCATGACTTTGTCTTGTAGTTATGCGTAAGTCAACGGTCGCTATATCGTCGGACTTCAT